AGATGTGGGCTTGCTATGTATCTTCTGGTAATTTAACAAACGTACAGTGCGATAAAGCACTGGTCTGGAACTGGGCGAATCAAACATTTACAGAGCGTGATCTTCCAGAAACATCAATGATTGCATACGGTATTGAGGGTGATCCTTTAGCCTCTGCGTCATGGTCTGCCGATACGAGCACATGGGCGAATAATACAAAGAACTGGAATACAGCGGGTGCATCATCCTTCCATAATACGGCTGGTAAATCTCTGGTGATGGCATCTGCAACCGACACTAAAATGTATCGGCATGAAACTGGAAATACGAAGGATGGAACTAACATGACATCCTACATTGAAAGAACCGGGATAACCGTAGACGAGTCAGGACAGCCTAATTCGTCAGCAGTAAAGAAGGTTATGGCTGTCTGGCCCAAGATGTCATCTAATGATGCTAATACTGTGAACGTCTATGTAGGCGCACAGATGTCAACAGAGGAAAGCATTACATGGGAAGGCCCGTATACATTTAATCCTGACTCACAATCAAAAGTTCCTGTCAGAGTTACAGGAAAATATATCGGTGTGAAGTTTGAATCCACCGGAGATCAAACATGGAGGTTGGACGGCTATTCTCTTGACGTTAAGAACGCAGGGAATAGAGGTTCTAAGATGAACTGATGGCTACTAATGTAGACAGAGTAGAACGATCCGTAACCCACTATGAACCCGGCCCATTACCGGCAGATACGGAAAGTCTTGGGTTATACCTTGTTACTGAGTTAAAAAGACTGGGTGATATCCTGTTAAACCAAGCAACATTCAGGCTGGAAAGAACACATGAAGCACCGGCAAGACCCAGAACAGGGGATATTAGATTTGCAGATGGATCGGATTGGAATCCGGGGTCAGGTGAGGGAATCTATTGGTACGGGAGTAGCTGGAATAAACTGTAAGATTATTCTCGTAGGAGCGGAGGACATTCCGCATATCTGGGAGAAGGTTATCCCCCATGTAAAAGCCGCTGGACTTCATTCAGAGGGAGAATTAACACCAGAAGATTTCTTTGAAATCCTGATGAAGGATGATATGCAGTTATGGGTTGCAGTGGAGAACGGGGAATTACTCGCCTCCATGATTACCCAGATTATCCCTTACCCAAGAAAACAGGTGTTAAGAATCATCTCCATCGGCGGAGATGAGATGGAGAGATGGATCAAATTTTTACCCATAGTGGAGAACTGGGCCTTGATGGTAGGCTGCACTTCTTTAGAATGTTGGGGTAGAAAAGGGTGGTTAAAGATACTACGGGATTGGAAATGCAGTTATCATATAATAACAAAAGATCTAACACATAGGATGCACTAATGGCAGCAACAACAAGAATGGTTACTTATGCGGAGTGGTTAGAGCATGGGAGATATCCTGGTGGCGGCAAGTTCGATCCAGACGATAATAATCTAAGATCCTACTATGACTCGTATGTATCACAGTGGCAAGCTGGTGGTGAGGCTCTGCGTCAACAACTAAACTCCAACCACGGGCTGAGCGCTTGGAACTCAGCCGCCAATGGCAATGGTGATGGCAATCCTGAGTACCCTGCGTGGGCCGGAAGGCACGCACCATCTACTATAGCAAGTGAGGTGGTTGCGCCAGCCTACACACGACCGGGTCTGTTGGATTGGTCCCAATATATGCCAGAACATCTGGGCGGTGGTTACATGGACCCCATGGCCCTTGCATCTCAGCAAGGACTGGTAGCCGGTCAGGGAAAATATTATCAGCCACGGGCTGAGGGCGCTCTTGCCAACACGGGAGTCTCTAATCTATGGCAGTACACGCCCCCAACAACATCCTTGTTTGCATGGCCGACAGCGACTCCAGCGTTGAGTATCCCACCGGCATCTAGCTTTTACACCTCTGACGACGATGACGACGATGACACTAGCGATGACACTAGCGATGACACTGAGCGGGCGGACTCATAAACCAACGGGGAACAAATTATGGCAGGCGGAACAAAAGAAATAGTTAAAGAAACGGAGCCCTGGAAAGCCCAGCGTGGTTACCTAGAGAAGGGTTTTGGGCAGGCTGAGCAGCTCTACAACAGGGGTCTACCTGCTTATTACCCCGGCGAGACAGTGGCTGGATTTGATCCCGCTACCAGAGCAGCTCAGACCGAAGCGCTAGGGTACACTATGGGGCCACGCACCGCAGCCATGCAGGCTGGGGCAGAGAACGCCCTGCTAGGGGCTATGGCTGGCCAAACCCCGTTCAGTGGCGCCCAGATGACGGATCTTCTGGCTGGCGATGTACGCACCGGCACGGGCACCCCATACACCGCAATGGAAGATGCTCTAACAGCTGGTGTGATAGGCAACCTACAAGGCAACGTGTTGCCGGGTATTAGAGAAAGTCTCATAAGATACCAGCCGGGAGGCTCCACCAGGGGTGACCTTGTGCAGAACAAGGCGATAGCCGAGGCGGTTAGCAAAGGAATGACAATGCCGATGGCGCAGATGTACTCAGACGCTTACGGTCAGGCTCAGGGCCAGAGGTTCCCAGCCGCCGCTATGCAGCTTGGCCAGCGAGAGGCTGGTATGAGGGGATACCCATCAATTATGGGCGCCCCGCTTGGCATGTATGGGGCTGCGGCTGATATTGGTACCCAGCGTCAAGCTGAGTCTCAGCGCGCTTTAGATGCTGCGATGGGTCGATATGACTACGATGCTCAGAAGGACTACAACGCGCTTAACCAGTACATGAATACCATTGCTGGAAACTACGGTGGAACCACAACGCAAACATCACCCGGCGGTGGCGGGCTTATGAATCTAATAGGACAGCTAGGGTCAGCCGCAATCATGGCTTCTGACGTGCGTGTTAAGGAAAACATCGAGAAAGACGGATCTACACTAAAGGGCTACCCGGTGTATCGGTATAACTATGTTGGTGATCCGACCCCACGCCGTGGAGTCATGGCTCAGGATGTGGAAAAACACAACCCGGCTGCTGTCGGAGAGTTTGGTGGTGTTAAACACGTTAATTACGGGGCACTGTAACAATGGCGTACGATCTATTTGGCTTGGATAAAAAAAGAAGAGGCATGGGGCAGCAGACGCCTAGTCGAGTTCCGGTAGGTTCTGTCAGGTTTCAAGGTCAGGGGCCGGGCTACGGACAGACTAATCTCTGGGGGATGGGCGGTCCTATCACCAGAGAGCAGGCTACGTCAGCAGCGAGAAACCCCATATGGAATGTTCAGTCAGCAACGCAGCAGACCCAACCTTGGCCTGATCAGATATTACGTCAGTATGATCCTAATGGCGAGGGTAACCCTTTGGGGTTTGGCGCTCAGGCCGCGGTCGGCGAACCCACCACCATAACCAACTTTTCCAAGTCTCTAGATAGGGACTTTATATCCGCTGCGTTTGGATCCATGATGACGCCGCCCACGCAGGGTAGCGAAGCGCTTATAGGCGATGTCAGAACTGGCGGTCAGCCTCGGCCCGGAGATTTTGGGATGGAGTTTAGCATGTTTGGCGATCGCAAGAAAAAGAGAGGATTGTTTGGCTAATGGCACATTATATTCCAAGAAGAAAAAGGGAGTTTGATCCCTACAACGCAGCCTTTATGAGTGGCAATGTAATGGCACCAGACCCCACATGGTCACCGGCAACCGCTGTCAACACGCCCGCTGCTGTAGCGGCAGGCCCAAATATGAACACAGGACCAAGTCTTAGAGATAAGCGGGAGATGGTTTCTCAGGCGGCAGACAGCCCCATCTATGTAACAGATGACGGAGAGCCGGTTTATATGCAGGATGTAATTGCTATTGGTGGCATGGGTAGGCTGCGCGCTGTTAGCAGATTAGCAAGACCAATCCAAGAGGCTTTCTTCAAGTGGGTAAACAGGAACAAGATAGCCAGACAAGCCAAGGGCAAGCCCCCTATGGATGCTACTCGCAGGATAGCCACAGCTGGGGGTGCGGCAACTGCGGTTGGAGCTGGTCTAGGTGTTGGCAAGTACCTTGCCGAGCAAGGCTTGTTACCGCAGTTCGAGCATGTTGGTGGAGGTCGTGTGCAGCCATCCTTTCCCAGTGATGAGCAGGCAGCCGCTGGCCCAGAAGTCGTTCCCGAGGTGACTGATGAGGTGGTAGATGAGGTGGCTGTGGAAGATGAGGTGGTGGTACGTGAGCCGGGACTTCCTATTGATACCGGGCAACGATGGGATCCGGGTTTGGGAGCGCCAACGCATGACCCAAATGCTGTTGATGGAAAATCCGTGGAGGAGGCACCCCCAGAGAAACGGGAGGAGCTGGAGCGAGCGTGGGGGAAATGGACCTACAGCCCGAGAGAAAGACGTGACAAGTTTATGGAGCAACTTAACTCCATATATATGAAAGCAGCATGGCTGGACGCTATAGCAGCCATCACCGGGGGCACCAGTAAAGCATCTCAGTATATAGAGAGGGCATCACAGAAGCTGGAGATGATGACCAAGTTTGACCAGGAGGAGCGGCTTTACAAAATCTGGCGTGATGTCTACTACGACCAAGATGGCAACTACGACGCACCCGCAAGCAAGAAGGAAGCAGCAGAGCGTGCCCGTAGACTTGGGGCCAGCCCAGAAGAAACCAATAAGATATACGGATGGGCAGAAGAGCAGGCTGATCTGGTTGAGTGGTGGCGTCCCGCTGAAAATGAGCAGGGCTACGAAACCACAACCACACATGGTAAGAAGGAACGTCCGCCACAGGGTGCGGGTGCTAGGTGGAACATGGGATCACCACCGGACAGGTTGGTTGCCCCAACCGCTAAAACTCCACCGGGGTATATTGCGTGGACAGACGGCAAAACTACCGTGCCTGTGCTGAAGGGGCAGGCCGGACCTGCGGGGTTCTGGCCCGGCACAGCTGGGTCTACCAGCGGCACACATAACGAGCGAGTAGAAGCTAAGGCTGCTGAATTTCTAAGGTCTGATCAAGATGATGCTAGGGCTATAGCTGTCTATGAAAACTACTACCGATCAGCAAAGGATCAGTTCGGCAATCTAGCTTTTCCGGATCGTCTTGGTGCCAAGCAAGCGGCTATAGAGGCGGTTGAAAATCTCAAGATTCAGTTGCGTATGCAGCCCGGCACATCTGGCGGTGACACCTCTGGACCCATTACCGATGAGCAAAAAGCGGCTAACGCTAACGCTTCACGCGATCAGGTGATCGCCAGACGGAAACAATTACAGGCAGAAAACCCGGGTAAATCAACCGACGAGATAGTTATAATGCTTATTAACGAAGGCTATAATCTGGAATGACGAGCTATACTATAGCTGATATATTCCAAGACGAGCCCAAAAAGAAAAAGGGGTTTTCCGTATCCGATATATTTAGCGATGAGGAAGACGAGGGGCTCTGGGAAACCACTAAAGACATAGCCTCAACAGCCTATGGAGCTATCCCCGAGCCTTTGCAGGAGGGGCTGGAGTCTGTAGGTGGGGGTATGCTGAGCGTGTTACACCAGCTAGGACGCCCTCAGAGCGCCATAGCGGGCGGTTTGTACAACATCTTTGAGGAGATGGAGGACCAGCGCCCAGAGGACGATCGCAGCGCTTGGGACAGGTATGTGACTGAAACATTCGAGGCGATGGGTAAAGGCTTTACCTACGAGGACGAGAAGCGAATCCAAGATATTATGGCTAAAGCCAACCCTGAGTGGGTGGCTGCGAACCCCATCCTGTCCACGATACTGGGGTTTGCCGGTGATGTGGTAACAGACCCGCTTAACCTTATTGGGGTGGGGCTTATACGCAGCGCCATCTCTGCGCCTGTCCGCGGTGTGGCAAAGGCTATGGAGGGCACAAAGCTAGGGGCTCAGCTGGCAGAGAAAGCAGACAACCCCATCCTACGCGCTTTTAATGTATACACCGGAGACAAGAAGGTATCTCGGGATCTCTACATAAAGATGATCGACAGGATACGCGGCAAGCAGGGTGAGATAGGCCGCACGTTAAAGATGGAATCCAGAGAGATGCGAGAGGCGGCTAGAGCGCTGGGCGTTAGCGTGAAAGATCTCAACCGCCAGATCCTCAGAGAGACTGAGGGCATGGCAGCTGCTGCCAATGTTCCCTCCAACCTTACGGGAGCGGCGCGGACAAAAGCTCAGGCAGAAGCTAAAGACATGAGCGAGATGTTTGAAACTCAGCTAACCCGAGAGCAGGCCGGCGTGCAAGTTCGTGTTGGTGATGACATTATGGGGCCACCAGCAGAGCGCGTTGGTCCTGTGGAGATAGGAGAGATAGATGTAGTGCGTGGTGCGGAGCTAGACCTCGGTAGAGGTTTGGCAGGAGAGGCTGCTGAGAGAGCGCCATACGTGCCTCACATCCTGGCGCCGGGGGGAGAGAAAGCACTAAAGAAAAGAGCTAGAAAAATCCACGGTGGAATGGAAAACATGCGGGATGCCTACAGGCAGATGCCCAACGCCATACGCAGAGATGTTAAAGGCACCGTAGAAGATGTGAATCTTAGATATAACACGGACTTTTTCCTGACTGATGTGCCCACTATCAGGGCGGTGAGGACAGCAGCTCACGAAACATCGATGGCCAGCAGGGATTTTCTAAAGCAGACTGCTGAAACTTTGGGCCGCAAAACAGCCGATGCTCCCGCTCACTGGATCCCCATCAAGGGGGTTGAGGGCGTGGTGTTTGATCCAAAGCTGGCTCCCTTTATAGACAACATGTACAAAACAGTGAGCGATCCTAAAAAGATCGGTGCCTTTCTAAAAATGACAGACAGGGCCACTAAATGGTGGAAGATGTGGTCGCTTGGTTTGCGTCCTGCTTACCACGCACGTAACGTGATAGGTAACCTGTGGAACGCATACAACATTGGTGGCATGGGGCCAACAGATGCTCATAGATTTGGGCAGGCTATGAAAATACAGCGTCAGTCTGCGGTGCCCAGTCCAACAAAGATGGGCGATATCAAGGGCTCAGTGGGCTTTGGCAAGTTCAGTGGCAAGACGGATGTAGGCAAGTTCGGCACACACTCCAATGAGCAGTTGTGGAAGTGGGCGCAAGAGGACGGCATCCTAAACCACGGCCAGTATGGGGCTGATGTGGGGCGTAACATAGAACGATTTGCAGTTAAGGATGCGCCTAAAACCGCAGCCGCTAGGTTGGCTCAGTGGGTCACACCAACAACTAAAAACAGGCTACTGCATGGTGGCTTTGCTACAGGCACCGCGCTGGAAAACAATGCACGACTGGCTCTGTATCTAACCACACTAGCTAAAACAGGCAGTCGGCAGAGCGCCAGGGCTAACGTGAAAAAGTCTCTATTCGACTACGCTGATCTGTCTGCGTTTGAGCAGAACACAATGAAGCGGTGGATACCGTTCTACACATGGTCGCGTAAAAACATTCCCGCCCAGATAGAAGCTCTTATAAAGAACCCGCAGCGCGGAGTTAAAGTAGACCACCTGATAGACAACATCCAGTACGGCGTGGACACGCCAAGCCTAGAAGAAACCAGTGAGTTCCTAGAGGGTCGAGCGCCTGTGTTCATAGACAAGTTTATGGAGGGTGGGGGTGGTGATGTACACAACGCCATTACTCTTATGAACTGGTTGCCAATAGTAGATCCAAACAGGCTACTTGATTGGAAGCCCATACGCGGTGGAAGATTCAAAGAGATAACAGCTGGAATTCCGTTTCCCACGTTGCTGTCTGAGATGACCAACCCGTTTTTCAAAAGCGTGTTGGAGGGGTTTATGAACTACGACATATACCGTCGTAGGGATATCTCAGAGTACCCGGGAAAGAAGATAGACTTCCTTGGTATGAGGATGCCGGTACACATAGCAAAACTGGCGCAAAACCTTGTGATGTTGTCAGAGTTAGATCGACTCAACCCAGATGGCATGTTCGGGGAGAGAACCAGAAAGCCTAGTGGTGAGGTTGTAACCACTGAAGCAAAGTTCAAACCACCGTGGCAGGATATGCCGGCATGGCGAGAGTCTCGAATAGACCAGCCCGTATCTATTAGATTGCTACAATACCTAGTTGGGTTGCGGCCCTACGAGGACAAAGGCGACGCAGAGATGTGGCGCGTGAGCAATTTGGGCAAAGATATCGAAACGCTGAAGTCGTTTGCGAGGAAAGAAGCCGCAAAAAATAACCGCGACTCTGTAAAAGATCTGATCCGCAGAATAGATCGCGTAACACAGGGGATGTAGCCGTGCCCATTAATGGGAGCTTGGCAAGGCTAGCACTGCGAACAACGGGCTGTCCGGTGGGACAGGCGAAGGATGCGTATGGGGTTTGTCAGTGGGTTTATGATGTTCCTGAACCGGTGGTACAACAACAAGATTGGCCAACAGATATACGGGACATTCTTACTGAAAATGATATTACCGACCTATCCGAACAAGATGCCATCGATATAGGGATTCTACCCCCCACCCCAGACAACCCAATAATAGATCAGCCGCTGGATGTAGTTGTACCACCAGTAGTAGTGCCACCGCCAGTAGTGCAGCCGCCAGTAGTGCAGCCGCCAGTAGTGCAGCCGCCAGTAGTGCCACCAGTAGATGTTCCAACCCAAGATGTGTCGTATCCCCCCGGTTATGATCCTATCTGGGATACTGAGGACATACCAGCGGGAGCCTCTTTTGAGGTAAGACGTGGGTTGTTACCCACTGCTACGCCTACCTTCATGGTAACAGGTGCTGAAGAACCATCTACTAGATGGTATTCGGGTAGTTATGGTTGGATGTTACCCGGTGGTCCGCATTATGCTGCCGAACGTGGGGGTTTTGATCCATACAATCCTTGGGGCGGAGAGGATAGGGTATATGGCTATGGGACTAATCTTACACCTTACGATGAGAGATGGTTTATTGGTGGGGGGCTACTCCCTGAATCTTACGGGGGCTATGTAGAGAATATCATAGATGGAGTCGGTACAATTCCAGGAGAGGCTGGATTATTGCAGCCTACGGTAACCGGTTCTTACGATATACAACCACCTGAAGAAAGAATCTTCTGGGGGAATCCAACTACTATAACGAGCAATGTTGGCGTGTATTCTGACCCAGAGTTTATTCATCCGTATTATGATTGGGTGATGAATTCCCTTGACGAGCTTGAGCTTGATGAAGGGTCGTGGATGGACGACCTAGATTTGGAGAGTACATGGACATGAAATTACCAGCCCTGCTATTTACTACAATAGCCCTATTAGCACTTGCGTTGAACGCCTTTGCCGGTCCCCCAGAGGATGCGCGGAGGTTAATGATTCCATACCCCTCTATCTGTACTCCCAGCATGACAGAGATGATGGGTGCACTAACAACGGACTACGCAGTACACATTTCAATGACCTTTGAGGAAACCCCAATCACAGGCGTAGTAGTTTTACATAACCCCAACACACAGACCGCTGCTGTCCTACACATTAGCGAAGCGAGAACGTGCTTAGTCTTTTCCGGATTAAATGCACAGACATTTGTAAGGCCGGAAGGTATGGCGCCACCAGAGGTGGAAGTACAACAAGACTTTGAGGAGTCATAATATGAGCGAGGTTAGCGATGTGGAGATTGGAAAATTAATTCAGAAGGTCGATAGCCTTGAGACTATGGTAAGGGAGCAGAACGACAGGCTGGATAGATTAGACCAGCAACTAGAACGCACCCGTGGAATAGGAATCGGGGTGGTACTCGCTACCGTGGGATTAGGTGGGCTTGGTGGTTCACTATTCACAAAGTGGTTAAGCGGATGAGTCACCTCAAGGATATTAACATGAGTTGGAGTATGCACTTATGGTGTGCACTGACGCTGGCATACAGATTATGTCGTTTATCGTTGATTGCTGTGGTACATGGTCTGTTAC